ACCATGCGGAAGTTTACACAGCAGATATTCCTGAGTCGTTACATGAAAAAGACTGATATGGCCGCAGGCGTGAAGGGCGACAGGAAGTTGGGCGATAACCAATGGGTTGTGCGTGCAACTGTCGAGGAAATGAAGGGTGCAGGCATGGAGTTTGTCGGTTCTACTCACGACGTTCTTTCTGTGAAGAACGGCGAAGTAACATGGTTTGGTCTACCTTTCTTGCAGTCTGAACCTGAACCTGAGCCTGAGCCTGAACCTGAAATCGAAACTGATGAAAAGGCTTAGGTGAATCTCAATGGTTGTCTACATCGGTAAAACCCAATTATCTACTCTGTTGAAAATGACGCAGCGACCTCAGACTATTGCGGGTAAAAGTAACTCACAAGTCAATGCTTGTATGTTGACTGTGGCTTGGCCTCGTATCTACACTTGCTCGTTAGTCAAGGATGGTGTATCGAGTGTGTCTATCTTTTCACAACCACTCTCAGGACACGCCTCTCCGAAAGAGGGTGAAACAACGATTGAGTCAAGCAACGGACAAATCCCTATCGTGAATATCGAAGACACTTTGGGCGCATTGAATCACCACAGCGAGAAACTCACGCTCATTCACAAGGAAGGCAACAAACTCTTGGTTAAGTCCAAAAGTAAGCAGACCACTCTCACGTCTAACGCTGATGCTTTGGCGTTTCCCCATAGCCCCGCCTCTCTCCAAGAATGGTATGCAAAATCCGTGTCTATCGCGGGTAAGGTTCTGAGCGAAGGAGTTTACGAATTGAATGATGGCGAAAAAGTCACTCCATTCCATTCTTATTTCAATGTAGATGTGAATACTCTGCATGAAGCGTTGCGTTGCGTGAACATGAATAATCAGAAGTTGAATGAGTATACTTTCGTTGGTTCAAATCATACCGCAAAAGATGGACTAAAAGTAATCACCGGTAATCAACTCAAGGGGCAGACGGAGTATACGTTGGACTTCCCTTTGAGTCAAGACTGCAAAGTCAGAAGCCTAAGTCTAAAGGGGAGCAACTATCAGGGGTTCAAGGCTACTTTCGGTGGTGGATTAGACCACATTATGCGAATCACACGGAATAGCAAGGCTGACCTTCACTTCGTAGATTTGAGGGACAAAGGGCAGGGGATTAAACTCATCATTGAATTAGGTGAGGGTGATTTCCTGCTTCAATCGTCAATAGGAGATTGTGAAGTCTATGTCTGATTGGTTCGATATAGCAGCAAGACGAAGCAAGAAGACGGGTAAGCGTGTCGGGCCGAAAGTTTACATCAAGAAAGGAGATGAAAAACCCTTGTTCCCCGATGCAGATGGTAAACTTCCTCACGTGATTTACGTTGCGGACGCTACTCTCATTTCAGAGGGTAAAAGTATTGACGTGTATTCCATGCAAGTAGAACTCCAAACAGCAGGGACGCAAACTGTGACTTGGAAAGGTGCGAATGGGGAAAACTTCGTTGCCTCTATCAAAATTAGGCAGGAGTTAGACCCTCTATACCGTGACCCTCTATGGTTGATGGAACAATACTTGGAGAAGGAAAGGAGCATGGCTGATATAGCCGACCAATTTGGGATAACACCAACGGCTATCCACCAATGGCTACTTAAGCATGATATTCCTACCCGTAGCAAGGGAAGGAAGAAGCATGATAATTGAGAGCATGGGCCGTCGAAAGGTCAATATTCGTTATCGGAATGAGGACGGAGAGAGACAACATAAAATCATTGAAGATGTGTGGCCTTATTGCTTTGTTGAAACTGAACACGCCCCGCTATTCGATGCTGCTTCAAAGGAAGATGGTTACTTAGGCGTATACGGAGAAAAACTAACGAAACTCGTGGTTGCTACGCCTGCACAGATACGTGACGTGAAGGCGAAAGCAGACCTTTTCAGCGTACCTACTTGGGAGGCAAACGTTCCTTATGTGAATAGGGCCATTTGTGACCACCTTAAAAGTAACTCTCCTATCCCAAACTACAACCACAGAATATGGTATCTCGATTGTGAGTGGAATCCTACGACGAATAAGATGAGGGTAATTGTAGTTAAGGACTCGTTCACGAATAATGAATATGTATGGTTCGTAAATCCTGCCTTAGAGTTAACTCAGGAATATTCCGAGTTTGGTGATTACCAATACGATGTGCCTGCGAGGGGCTTCCCTAACGAAAGGCTGATGCTTGTTGATTTCCTACGTCACATGGAGCGACAAGACCCCGATGTGATAACGGGATGGTATGTTACGGGGGCTGACGTCAAGCAGATTATTGAACGCTGTCGCTTGAATGGGGTTGAACCAAGAAGTCTATCACCCATGAATAGACTACGCTATGAGTTTGGTGATTGGGCGCAGCCTATTGTTGGACGTATGTGCATTGACCTGATGATTGCTACCGCAAAACTATGGGAGTTGAAGAACGGAAAACTCCCCGGTTACAAACTTGATGACGTGGCGTTTGAAATCCTCGGTGAAAGGAAGATTGAGTTACCTGACGGACACGACACCTACCTATCCGACCTTCCTTTGTATATTCACTACTGTCGCCAAGATGTTAGGCTACTCCCTAAACTCGACCTAAAAGTAAATGCAATCAATTACTACCTTGCCTTGCAACACCTTGTTCAATGCGATATTCGCACTACTCCGTTCATCACGAAAATGTTCACTTGTCTTGCTCTTCAAGATTCTGAATGGGAACGTCGTATACCTTCTCGACCCCAATTCGATAAGGTGGATTACGAGGGAGCAGACATAATGGAAGTGACTAAGGGACTCTACGAAAATGTCGGCATTCTCGATGTGATGGCTATGTATCACAGCAACGCGAAGCAATACAACATTTCATGGGAGATGCTTACTTCCGAAGACGGAGTTGACTGTGGTAATGGGACTTGCTTCCTGCTTCCGAATGGGGAAAGGGGAATGCTCGTTAGGCAAATGGATAACATGACCGTTCTTAGAGATGCGTTCAAGGTGGCGCGAAGGAATGCAGAAACCGAGGAAGAGCGACAACGATGGGACACCATGCAGTATGCCTGCAAGTCGTTAGTGGCTTCGATGTATGGTGTAGCGGGTGATTCCAAGTATGGCTTGTATCACCCTGAGATAGCAGCAGCAATTACTCACACATCAAGACAAACTCTCAACAAACTCAAAGAAGAGGCCAAGAAGCAGGGGCTTGAGGTTTTCTACGGTCACACAGACAGCGTCTTCGTTATCATGTCTTCTCCCGAAGAAGGAGAAAAGGCTCTACGAAAAATCAATCACGAGATGCGACCTATTGAGGTTCAATTTGAGAAGTGGTGTGAGCGAATGTTGTTGATTGCGAAAAATCGTTATGCCGCAAATGTCGTGTGGAGTGACGGGGCGAGTCACAAAGATACCCTCTACATCAAAGGGATAGAGATGAAGCAGTCGCGTATGCCGGTCATAATGAAAGATTGCATGAAGGACGTGGTTGGTGGTATTCTCTCCGGTGAGTCTGAAAAGGAAATTACCGAGAGCGTTACAGAACTCATCCTAAAAGTAATCGAAGGCGAGATAGAGCCTGCGAACCTTTGCATGAAAGGTAAATTGGAAAAGAACCTGAGTGACTACAAGGTATTGTCCGGCCCAAGCGCGGGAGCAGCGTGGGCTAATGAGTTTCTTGGGAAGGGGTATCGGAAGGGTTCGTTTTTCCTCGTTACCCTGAATAATGAGGGAAAATATATTGCATTCGATGACCCGAAAGAAATTGAGGGTAAGTATACTATCGGATTCAAGGAATTGGCGGAACGTTTCATCGTGAAGAAAGTCATGCCGTATTTCAATCTCATGGGGTGGGATTCGCAGCCTCTCTTCAATACTCTACGCGGTCTTGGAAGCCTCACGTGGGTATAGACAGCATTATAAGCATCATTTGGAGTGGTTTATGTATGAGTCGAGGACGCAAGTTTACCGGAAAGCCCACAGTCAAGCAGTTGCAGACTGAATTACAAGAGGCACGAGCCGAGTTTAATGCGTTCGCAAATGCGGCTGTTACGGACATAATGAAGTTGAATCACATCGTCTTCGGTATGCTCGATGAACAGGGGAAGATAACGAGAATTACGTGCGTTAACTGCAAGGAAGAAGCCATTCGTCCTGAAATAGAGGGGATTGAGAACACGGAAGACTGCCCTAATTGTGGTAGAAACCTACACAAGACTGAACAGATTAACTTACAGGATATGCAGAACGCAATCCTTGAAGTTGAACCCTCAGAAGATGGCGCGGATTCTGAGGAATAGTTATGGCGAAAAGAGCAAGGCGCAAATACCAATGGTTACCCTGTGTAATTCGATTTCTTGAAACTACATGGCCCCGTTACGTATCGTATGACGAAATCATCACTAACGCAACATTGGGTGGAGCAGATAGAAACAACTCAACGTTGAGGCAATCCTCTCGTGTTTGTCCGACTAAAACTTCCTTCACATCTTGCATGAGGGGCGACCCTCGTTTTCAGAAGGTAAAAGTAACTACGCATAATATTTCAGGGAAGTATAGAGAAACGGTATGGAGGTTGAAAAAGTGACGTTAGCGACAGCAGCACAATCAGAAGCATCTTCCTACGTTCCCGATGCCGAGGATTTCCTTAGAGTCAGTAAATCATCTTTGATGACGTATCTCATGTGTCCTCGTCAATTCTATTGGAGGTATGTAGCAGGACTCCCTTCCCCTCCCCCTACTGAGCCTATGATTAGGGGAGGTCGGGTTCACTCCGTCTTGGAAGACGGACTTCTCAAAGGGCCGGACTCTATACCGGCTTCGGCCATCGAACACCAAGTTAGTGACGACCCTGCGATAGACTCCATGCAAATCTTGCTTCATCAGATAGCGCATGACTTGGGTTCTTTTGAGGTATTAGAGGCCGAAGTGAAGCACGAAATCTACGAAAACTACGAGGGCAACGATGTGATATGGGTTGGTATGATTGATGGTCTTCTGAAAGTTGAGGGCTTAGGCGTCGTCATTGTTGAGTTGAAGACAGGGAAGATGAACGTTGGTAAACTCGGACGCACACGCAAGGAGTTAATCTACTACCGTCGTCTATTGGAAATAGGCTTCTCTCAGTCAGAATACTACGAAGAGCCGACCCATTTCCTCTACCTTTCCCCCGACTATCTACCCCCCGAAGACGGAAGTGAAGATAAGTTGCTTCTTGAGGGTAACA